ACGGGGCTGTGTACCACTTAATCGTCTTGACGACCCTCGACTGCCGCCAAGCCTCTTTCGTTGCGGCGTTGCCGATACGGACGGTTTCAGTCCGGGCTACACGCTTCGCCCGGTAGTTCTCGCTGAACTCGAACACCTGCTCGACCCGTTGCGCCATATCGTCGTAGCCCTCGCCAGCGTCGAAGCCCTCTTTCAGCTTCTTCTCCAAGAGTTCAAGCGTTTCAGCCGTATAGCTTTTGGCAAGGAAGAACAGCCCGTTGTCAAGGACGATATGAACCATATCGGTAGTCATATCAACGGCTTGACCGGCGGCGACGAGAGCCATAGCTTCCGCCGCCTCCTTGCCGTACAGGTCTGTCATCAACGGCAGTATCGAATCAACGATTGCCCTGACAGCCGTATCTTTGTCAAGCAACCGGGAAGCCAGCGACTTGACCTCGCCGTTGAAGCCCTTGTCAACCTCGCCTTTAAGATTCTCCAAGACTTCACGCTTCTCACGGCGCATTTCCTTCTTCAAGGCTTCAAGTGCGGCGGCTTCGTATTCGGTCGCCGTCTTGTCGAACACCTTCCAGCGGTTCTCCCAGAACTCGTCGGTCAGGCTGTTGAGGTTGTCCTGTATGGACTTGATTACAGCGTCGGCAACCTGTTTCGACAGTTCCTTGCGCTTCTTGAAGCTTGCCGCCCGGCGTGAAGCCGGTCGTGTGAAGCCGCCGCCTGTCCTGACCGCCGGTTTCGGGGCGGATTTGGCCGGTTCTTCCGGCTGGCCAATCGGTATCATCGTGAAGTTCCCCATAACGGAAGCCCCCGCCCCGTCCTTCAACGGCGGCAACCCCCGCAACTGCCGGGCTTCGTCAACGGACATATACGGCTGTTGCCCCAAAGCGGCCTGAATCGTCGTCGTAATCCGTTCCTCGTTTTCGGGTACGGGGTCGGCAAAGTCGAGTATGAGTCCTTCGCCGTACCGGGGCGTGAGGAACTCGTTGAGGTAGGCGACAATCCGCTTCATCTTCGGCTTGATGGTGAACAGCATAAAGAAGTACAGCGTCGCCTCGGCGTTTGCCCTGTTCACATCGTCGGTAATCCCCAAGACTGACCGGGGCGTTCTGAACATAGCCAGAATCTCGTCCCGGTCGTTCTTCAAAAGCTCGTTGAAGCCAATCTCGGCCTGCGTGGACTGTATCGGCTTGTACACCGTACCCTTCGGCAGAATCGCTACCTTGTGGGCGTTGCGGATTCCTTTGAAAATGCGCTCGAAGCTTTCCCGTATTGATTTCTGCTGGCTCTCGTTCAAAGCCCCCTCGGTTTCGAGTACAGCGTCAGGCCGGGCGGCGTTCTTGAAGAACGCCTTGTTCCAAAGCCGGGCGGCGGTGTCGGCCTCGATGACCTCCGAGGCCGGTTCGACTACACCCAAGCCCTTGTACGGGTCGTCGGGGTTCGTGTACTTGAATGGCAATATCTGGTACGGCTCGAACCGCTTGCTGGTTTCGCCGTTGTCGTACTCGTAGTAGGCAACCATTTCCGGCAGTTGCGCCTTGTGAATCTTGATGTATTTCGGGTTAATCGGGTAAATGGCGGTCGGCCTGTCCTCCCAAGACTTCACGCCGTCCAAGAACCAGTACGCCTCGCCGGTCAGTTCAAGATGATACGACAGCGACTCCAAAAGCTCGAAGCGTGTCATCGTGTCGTTGACCGTATCGAGCAGGGTTAGCAAATCGTGGTCGGGGACTTCCCTCCTTTCGTCGCCATCAACCTGAAACAGCTTGAAATCAATAGAGCCTATGCCTTCCGCTATCGCTCTGGCGCAGGCATAGACCCAATTCTTGTTCGATTGAAGCTGTAACCGCTTGTCGGTTATGTTCTCGCTACCGAAAAGCTGGTTGAGGATTGGCGCAAGCGTCCAACTGTCCCCTTCAAACGACTTCTTCTTTTCGCCGCCGAACAGTCGGCCAAGGATAGACATTTGTTTGGCAACTTAAAAGGCTTGGCGGTGAAGCGCAAGCCCTCGGTATGTTCCGCAAGGCGAAGCCCGGTTGTTATCAAGGCAACCGTACCACAAGGCCGGGGATTTGTCAAGCGAAGGTTGCGGAGTGCGCCGGGCGGCAACGACGGGAAGCCCTGCCAGAAGCCGTACAAGCCCCGTGGCGAAGCAGGACACCCCTGCCCTTAGTACGGACTACCCGGAAAACGCCCTGACGCAAAATAGGGGCTTGCGCCCCTATCTTGTTAGGTTGCCCCCGACGAATCCCGCCAGACCGGGTTCGTCGGAAGCGTCTGGCTTTACCTTACTCCGGCTTAGGTTCGCTTGTCAACTGGCTTCTGGCTCTCCAAAAGCCGCCGCCAGTCGCCAAGCCCATACTGGCCTCGACTCGTCCCGTCCGTGATGTTCTCTCCGAGGAACAGGTCGAACTCGTCAAGGCAAGTCCGGCAGAGAACTACCTGAACTTTCCAAGGCTCTAAGGTCTTGAACCATTAGGGACTTTTGGATTACCTCAACGCAATGCCTTAATTGACTGCCCCTTCCGCAGAGGGTGTCGTGTGCCAGCCCAAGGTGTCGGCATATCTGAACGGCAAGCCAGTCAGCCGCCAGCCCTTTGACCGAACTGCCGTCGGGTACGCCCGGCACATCAAGCCCTTTGGGGTCTTCCCTATTGACTACCTTGTAGCCAATCTTCGGCTCGAACCCGAAGGGTTTTGCCAGCCGCACAACGGTCGGCGGGTCAATGAAGCAATGGTCAAGGTGTCCAAGGATTTCGGCGGCTTGCGCCTTGTCCAAGTCCTTGCCCGATTCCATAAGCGTAATGGCTTCGTCCTCTGTCATATTCCATTTGGGGGTTAGATTGTCAAAGGCCGGGGGTGTGTCTGGCCACACCCGACAAAACCGTTATAACACGTTTGACTGGATTTGTCAAGTCCCCTTGTGTCGAATTGTGGTCGTGTTGAGCTTAAATTTCGACTTCGGCCAATCTTATTTCCCCGCCGCCCATTTAGCAATCACGACCGCCGCAACCCCAAGCGACAGAAGATTGACAAGCGTAAAAATCCAAGTGCCTTCCGTAATCTCGTCCAAGGCCGTCAGCCATTTGGGGCATTTCATATCACCCCGAATATGTAACCCCGTTGGGGGCTGTGAACGAGTGATTGTATATCCGAACCGGGTAGAAGGTGAAGAAGCCCCCGGCCATAACATAAAACACGCCGAAAGCGTGTTCCCAATTCACGGGCGAACCCTTGATGTATTCAAGCTTCTCTTGGTCGCACAGGCAACCGAAGGATTGAGCCGCAAGAACCTTGTCCTTCCCCCATTGGGGCTTCGTGAACCCCTGTACATCGTGCGTGTGGCCGTAGAAGATGTTAACCCCGTAGTTTTCCACCATTTTCTTTGCGTGGCCGCTTCCGAAATACCGTCCGTGAGTGAAGTAGGCCTTGCCGACTTTGTACAATGCGCCCTTCGTGTCGCACCTTACCCATACGATATGACGCTTGATTAAATTAAGGTTTCGCTCGACCTCAACCGTATGCCGCAAGCCGGGCATTGCGTCAATCAGCTTCTCGACCCGGCCTTCGTGGTTGCCTTCAAGCAGGGTGAACTTCGCCGCCCGGTTGCCCTTGCGAATCAAGGACTGCTGGCGGTCAAGCCAAGCGTTCCCGGCCTGATAGTACATTTCCAAGTCCTTGCCTTCAAACCGGCGCAAGTTCTTTTCGTCGAACCGGCTCAAAATATCGAAGTCAAGAGCGTCGCCCAAGCAAAGCCACTCGTCGAACCTCGAATCGGCTATATAATCCTCAATCGCCCGCATATCCCGCCTGTCCTCGTAGGGAAGGTGCGGGTCTGGCAGTACGATTATCGAGTAAGGCGTGTCCATACGCCTTTATTCTACGGCTTATTATAGCCGAAAACCAGAATTCTGTCAAGCACCTACCGAATTCCAGCCGACCGGCGGCGGTTTCCTGACAAGGCCAATCATTTCTTCCTGCGTTTCAAGGAAGGCCGGGTCGCCAGCCGGGTAGAACACGAAGCAATTTTTGAACGCCCGGCGCACCATTTCGCTGTTGTCCCCGACCCAAGACGGCACATAGCTACATATGGCGAAGGCGGTATCAAGGTCGAATTCCTTGTTAAGCACGACCTCAACGGCTATGTAGTCCTTGATTGGCATTAGGTAAAAGCGGCTGTTTTTGAAGCTGAACCGTTCAATCGGGTGTTCCGGCATTGGAAGGTCAACGCCGATGTACGCCCGGTGATTCCTGAAATAGAAGGCTTGCGGGGCGTAGGCGCAACCAAGGTCAACAACGGTGAAGTGCTTGGGGATAACCTGTGAAAGATGTTGATAAATGTCCGTGAAGCCGAGAAATTCAGCGTCTATGTCGCCGCTTCCGCTTGCCAGCACCCGGTCAATCTGCGGGGCGGCTTCGGGGTCGGCAATCAGTTCCTCGATAAGCGGCTTCACAGCTTTTCAAGAAAGAAACCTCGCCGGATTTACTTTCGGGTTGCCTGACGGCTTCCGCCAGCGTCCTTCCCGGCCTTTAATCGGGTAGGAATATCTTGGCTTTTCGCTGATTCCCAAGTGCCTGAACGCCCCGCATACAAAACACCACTCCAAGCGACCGCCCATTAGAAGCCAGCTTGTCCTGTCGTGCCGGTGCTTTAAGCCGACAATCGAAATCTCATTGAGCTTACAGCCAACAATCCTTCCGCCCTTCCTTTTGACCTTTGAAATGCCGACTTCGAGTTTCGGCCAGTTCGATACGGCGTATCTTGCGTGTTTGCCGTCCAAAAAACGGCAAGCCTTGCCGCATTTGGCACAGCTTACCGTTGAACATATGAATCCGCCCTTTGGCATACGGTTGTCGGATAGTGAATAATGGCCTAACCTTGCGGCATTTCTCGCCGCTTGTCAAGTTTTGCTCAACAGGGCGACGGCCAGCCCCGCAATCGCAAGCGGTGTCGAATCGAATAGGACGGCAAGAACGAGCAGGCCAAAAGCTACGGGATTCATAGGCGTTTCAGGTAATCAGCAAGCTTGTTGATTTTCTCAACCAGCCGGGAACGCTTGCGCCGGACAAGCCAGATTGCGCCTTCAAGCAGAAGGTTGACTGCCGCCGCAATCAGGAACAGCGCAAGCACCCCGTTTGAAATGGTCTGTAAGGTCATACGAGGCCATTAGACAGGCAGGACACCCCCGGCATTAGTACCATTGCCCCCGTTTTCGTCCTGCGGGCAAATAGAAGCCACTACCCCGGATTCACGCTCGAACATCACGGACGCAATCGCCTGTTCGCCCCGGTACGGCAATCCGTCCTTCACCTCGACGACGACACGCCCGAAACGAAGCCGGGCGAGGAAGGTGAGGAAGTTTGCGCTGTGCCGCCGCAAGGGTACGCCGAAAGTCCGGGTTACTTTCAGGAATTCCGCTTCTTCCGGCGAAACCTCTAAATTGAGGCGGCGGCTGTCAGGCATAGGTAAAAGCCGGTCAGAAAGCAGAACACGGCGAAACAGAGCGAATAGATGAACCACCTGTATAGCTTGTGTCTAATTCCTGTCTTGTTATACATATCGGTTCAACACACCTCAATCAGTTCGGGATTGAAAATGCCCTCTTTGAGCAGTCCGAGTATCAGGTAGCCGAAAGCGTCAACAAGGTCGTCGTGTTCCTCGACCCCGAAGCCGAGTATTTCTTCAAGCAAATCCTCGCACCCCTTCCTTGGAAAGACGACCGTACCGTTCTGAATGTACAGGGCGATTGACCGCAACCTTGCCCGCTTGTCCGTCCCCGCCCGCATAGGTACGGCGTTCAAGCCCTGCCGTATCATTTCCTCGATAGCCGCCTTCTGGTAGGCCACATCTTCGACGAACAGGTGCGAAAAGCCGTCGCCGCCCATTTGTAGCACCTTCGCCTGACTGACCGTTTCGGCCATTGTGTAGTGAGCCTTCACCGGGTACGGGTCTATGTATATCCGGGGTGCGTCGCCTTCCATAACAAGCCGCCCGGACACCATTGCCGTATAGTCGGCTGACTGGTGCTTCGATATGGCAAGGTCAACGCCCGTACCTTTTGCCGACACCGTTTCAGGCGGCGGCGGCTCGTCGTAGTACCTAATCCAATCTTCAAGGACTTCCTGCCCGTCCTCGGCTACGGCCTTCAACTGGTATTCCCTAAGCCAGACGGCGTGCGGCACGGACTTTTCCAGCCGGACAACGCTGGCCTTCGTCGGAAACTTGGCCTTCCAAGTCGCCTCGCCGTTTTCCAGCAGGGGATATTTCAGCACCTTGAACGACCCCCGCTTCTCGATTCTGGCCATTAAGCCGTCGTTGTGAAGCCAGTTGCCGATAAGTACGCACCTTCCGTTTTTGGTTTCGAGTGCGGGCAGGATTTCGCCGGTGAAATACTGCTCGTTGGTGTCCCTTGCCTCTTTCGTGCGCACATCTTTCCAAGTGCCTTCGATGTCGTCGGCCACTATCAGGCTTGGCCGGTGTTGCTTGTGCTTCAAGCCCCGAATCTGCTGGCCTTTCGACAGGTGTAGAATCCTTACGCCGGTCGGAATCACAAGGTCGCCTTCCGCCCATTTGCTTTCCTTGTTTTGAAGCTGGCCATAGTCGTTCTGAATCAGGCCGTTATGCTCGACCTCGTACTTGAAGGCCGAGGCGTGTAGGCCGGTCAATGTAGCGTCCGATATCAGTACGATGAAAGGCCAGTCCTTCGGGTACTCCAACGCCAGCCAAAGCGGAAGCGCAAGTGAGCATATCGTTGACTTCGACGAACCCCGGAAGGCGCAAATCTCCAAGAACTGAACGGCGGGGTTGGCCGCTTCCTTCATAAACTCGATATGGAAGCTGGCCGGGGGAAGGTTGAAGTAATGCGGTAGGTAGGTCAGGCAGAATCCGAGGAAGGTCTTGGCCTGTTCCCGGCGGAAGGTGATGTCCCCGAACAGCTTTTCAATGTCCTTCTCCGCCAGCGACAGAGGCGGCAAGTTGTTCGGCGGCAGGCTTATCATCTGTTTGCTTGGCTACCGTGTCTATGACCGTTTTCGGCTTGATTATCCCCCACGCCACGAAAGCGTCGATGACGGTGCGTTTCTGCTCGGCGTTAAGCGGGGCGGGCATATGCCGGATAGTGCCAAGATGACGCTCGAAAATGCCAGCGTCCAATTCCGCTTGTAACATTTCAAGGTCGCCTTTCAGGAGCGAGTTCAGGGCTGATATCCTGTTCCCGTTGATTGCGGCCAAAGCCCTTACCGCCTCGTTCTTGTCCTTCGGGGTGATTTCCCCGTCGGTCGAGTTCAGAATCTTGCGGATAGGCGTGTCGTCGGTGTTGACGATAGCCCACAGCTTTGAATCGAAGATTTCCTTGCGTTCCTGTAAGGCGGCTACCCGTTGAGCCGCCGCCGGGTTCGACCGCATACGGTCAAGCCGGGACTT